GATGGACAAACCCCTAATCACCAACTTTCGATCCGTGGCCCTCGCGCCCTCTCGCCCCGCCAATGGCTTCAACGCACATGGCCAAGCTGCTGCTGCCCGGTCCCAGGCGCGCGCGACAATGTCTGACATCATCGCCGCAACAGGTCTGACCGAGTACAAGTACCAGATGACCAGCGCTGAGCAAGAGGCCGGCGATCGAGGCTTAGTCCGCTTCTACGCGGACAAAGACCTGCGCGACCGCGTGCCGCAGAAAGATCGTATCCTACCTAGCGATGTGGTGACTATGGTTGACGTCGACTACTACCTGTCGGAGGACCAATGGAGGAAACTCCTGGCGTCCCGGCGGCCAGTCTTGATGTATACCGTGGTCCCGCAAAGCGCCGGTGGAGACATGGATGGGGCCCCGTTCTGCTTTGAAGGCAATGACTTCGTCTATACCCCCAGCGCCGGGTCGAACTATCGCCACCGCTTGTGGAACTGGAGCATTGATTGTTTCAGCTTCACGCGTCGAGGCTTCCTGTTCGACACGACGACTGCGTGGCGCGTGGACGTGAGACACACCACTGAGCACCGGGCCATCGTACTCCTCACCCCCGGCGGTCTTATCAGCCGCCCGCGGTGGGGCCTTTGCGGCAGTGTCCCGCTCGTGACCCACAGTCTCGAGCGGATCACAGTCGCTGACGGGAGTTTCAGTCGTCTGAAGATTGTGACGGAGGAGGGCATGAAGGTTTCCACCAGCAAGCAAGGACTGTGTTACTCAGCCACTGTGACACAGCTTGCTGATCACACCGTGAGTTCCATGGTGGAACGCAAGAATGCCCTCGGCAAGCAACTAGCCACTGTGTGCGGCATAGATGAGCAACGCACGCACCTCCTCATTTCCTACCACTCGACGGCGACCAACACCCCCGTCAGCATCGTGCACATGCCAACCCGCACACTTGACTTTGCCAACCGGTCAATCCTCGACCCTGCAGTCCCCATGATCCACCCCTGGATGCGGCCCGTTTACAACAGCGGGATGATCCCAACGCGATCCAAGGCTGCAGAGGAGGCCTCAGTTGATGAAAGAGTCAGTGCGGTGGCAAGCGACGTGAGATCCGTCTCGCCAAAGGTACGGACTTACGAAGACCAGTTCATCTCCAAGCTCCTCAGGGGGAGAACTGGGATTGTGCACGCGCTCGACACGGTAACTGCTGCACTTCCAGGAGCCAAGCGGGAACGGGCGGTCAAGGCTCTCGCCTTCGCCGCGGACACAACGAGACGTGTGAAAGCTTTCCTCAAGTCCGAACCCGCAACCAAAATCCGGTCACAACGCATCATCGCGAACTTCAGCCCGGGCGAGACTGCCAATTACGCCCGGTACGTGATGGGGCTCGAAGACCTCGTCAAAGACGAACCCTGGTACGCTTTTGCCATGGACCCCTCGTGCGTAGCGATGCGCGTGGCGTCCGTGGCCAACGGAGCTCTTTCCGTGCTTGAGACTGACTTCTCGTCCATGGACGGTCGTATCTCGCAGGCGTACCGCACCTTTGAGTTGAAGGTGCTCACCAAGTGTTTCCCTAA